TCTCTGAAGGCGTCAGAGTAATGGAAGTCGATGGCTTCCTCAAAGACACGAATAGTATTGGAATTTGCAATGTGCTGCGCCTTAGAATTGGTATAGGGGTCCTTCTCGCCCTTACTGAACCAGTGGAACTGAGCAATATCTCCAGCCAACTCTGCGGCATCGGGGAATAACTGAATTAGAGCCTGAATAAGGTCTTCGTTAATTTGAACATCAGTTACTTCTTTATAATCAAATTCCCAACCATAGTTAGCAAGTTCAGAGCGAACCATTGCACTTACAGCGACGCGGATATTATCAGTAAACATAACGCGGCCATCAGGACCTGCAAAAGAACTATAACAGATTTCAAAGTACATCTTAGAGTATTCTTTAATGTATTCTTCATCGCAGAGCTGTTTTTTACCAGGGATAGGCTTAAAGTGGTCTTCGGTTACAAATGTAAAAGCCTCCCCGAACAATTTACCGCGATGAATAGCACGCCACTGATCCTTCTGCATAGAGTTAATGATTTCCTTCATATAAGGGAACTTATTGATAGCGTCAACAGTAAGAACTGTGGAAATACCCATATATAAAGTGGCGCCATAGTCAATAGGTTTTGGATGAATTCCATTTTTTGCGTTCAACTCATTTTGCTTGAGCTGGACTTGCAGATTAAGATATGCGTGGATCACAGCAAAAGCATGGTCCCACTGAGCGATTTCTTTTTGCCCATTGAGCATAAAGTGTACTTTTTCAATTCCACGCTTATTAGCAAAGCGCTTTAATACTTCAATCTTCATCGTCGTCTTCTACCTCCTCTCTATAATTATTTTGAATGTCTTCAAGGACATCCAGGGCGATTTCACGCATTTCCGAATCAGAAATGCCGGGATGTTCTGCTTTGAATTTATTGCAGAAATCTCCAAACTTTATGCCGCCCTTTAAAGTTAAATCATAAAGAGTCTGATAAAATAACTGAGCAGTAGTCATATGTCTCCTCCTTTCTTATATATAGAAAAAGTCCCGTAACTGTGACAGTTACGGGACATCTATCCTGAGCCTGTAGTTGCCACGGTAGAGACAGTCAGCACCACCTGTTACTGTCGCATATCGTCTGGGGTATATCCAGCGATAGATATGCACTATTCTTCATAGCTTTACCGCACAACTGAGGCATATACCACCACAGCTCCCTTAATGAGAAGCTGGGTTGGTAGCCGCAGCGCCTCAGGATAGTCGGATTTACTTAACTTGATTTCAGTGGGGTCTTCCCCCACTTTCTATGTATATTATACCATAAAAATTTTTTTAAGTCAAGCAAAATTCCT